GTACATATCAAATCCACGTAGCTTGCCAGAAGATACCAAGCCATTACGGATTGAACCTTGACCAGCATTGTAATCTACAGACAAGAGCTTAGAGTTGCTTTGCACAAGCTGCTCGTAGAACTCTGGATTTGCAAGGAACCAACGGCCTTCTTCAGGAACATTTTGCTCGTCAAGCAGACGGGCCATGTGTGAAAGAACGTCAATTGGATCATGCTCACCAGAACCAAAGCCAATGTCAAGATTACCAGTACCGTCAAAAGTACCAGCAGCAAGGTCAGTAGCACTGTCAGAACCCAGAATGTGATTTGGGCTTGCAGCAGGAACGCCAGCAAACATAGTAGCGATTACGCCTTCGTCAAACGCATCACGCAAAGAGTATGCTGCGGAAGAAGCAGCTACTTCGCGGAAGTTTACGTGAGACATATTAGTTTCAATGTCATCAACGATAAACTTAAAAGCATTTGCTGTATCGACAACCAAGTTTACTTCTTGGTCGGTCAATTTAGTTGACGTTACATCTTGACCACGCTCATACTGGTATACAGTAATGGTTGGCTCTTTGATGATCCTTACAGAATCTCCGTAAGCAGAAATCTCCCCAGCATAATCAGTGTTAGTGATTGCCTCGGCTACAGAAGCCTTACGGAAGAAATTCAGTACTGTCTTGCTATAAATAGCAGGAAGGAAGTACGAATTGGTTTGTCCTGATACGGAGTTCGCAAAGTTGGCATCGGTATCCGTTGCCGGTTCAAAATATTGATCAGATTGATTATAAGCCATTGTAATATCTCCTTAAGCTTATCTCGCTATTCTGCCCTCTGATATAGCTTGATTAATTTCCTTTTCGTATTTATCAAACTCATCAACGGACATAGCAGCAATTTCTCTTTCTGTCCAAATCTTAGGAGCTTTCGCATCCACTGCTGTGGTTTTAGTAGACACCATATCAGCAGCAGATCCACTTTCCTTTTCTTTGGACTGCCTCTTTTGTGGTGACTGAGCAATCCCATTCTCCATTTTGTAGAGGTCAATTGCACGACTAGCTAAAGTCCCATCACTACTATTTGAGTAAATCCATTTTTGTATGTCTTCAGGCTGAGACTTTGCCCACTCATGAAACTCTTCAGAACCTCTGATTTCTTCAAAGTCAGGATGGTTCTGTTTTAAAATAGATTCAGCTTCACGTTTCATAATTTCAGCTTCACGTTCTTGCAAAGCAGAAAGTTGTTGGTGTAGCTGTTCTGTTTGAGTTTCACTTTGCAAATGTGCAATAGTTTCAACTGTTTCGTACAGATCTGGATTTTTAGCTTTAAACTGCTCTAGTTCTTCCAGAGTTTTTGGAGCTTGATACTTTGGTTCCTTTGCAGCAACCTCGGCAATTAACTCTTGCTCTTTCTGTTTAAACTCAGCAATTTTGCTGTCGTAATGTTTCTTTAGATCGTCATAGCGTTTCTTATAATTTACATTGTTCTTATAATTTACATCCTTTGACTTTTTAGGGGCTTCAGCTTCTTCGCTGGAGGTGGCCTTAGAAGGTTCAGGTGCAAAGAAAAGGCCATCTGCGCTCTCCATTCTAGGAGCATCGCTTGTATGCCATTCTTTATTTGCGTTATAAGGATTAGGTTTTTTTTCCTCCACAGGATTAGTCTGTGCTTCAGTCATAATAATATCTCCACGGGGCTTGAAAGATTTAAAAGGTAGCCATTACAATAGATTATTGTACGGATAATCTATTTATGGTGCTTTTACTTCAAGGTAGCCGTTATCGTTGTCTAAGATTAAGACTAGGCATTTGATTAGCATTTATCATAGCGTCATTTACTACGTCTTCTGCTACTTCTCTGCCATTGTCTTTCCTCATTAAACCACCGTCATAAGCACGTTCAGCCTCATCCATCATTCGTTGGAGGTTGTCAGCACCTAATTGATCAGTGGCTTTTCTAGTGAATACAAACTCACCGTCAGACAATCTGGCGGGTATTGAGTCTGATACACCAGTTCCCGGCCCTGCAACTTCACCAGAGCCAGTAAACTCAGAAGCCGTAACCACAACCTTGTCAAAGATCATACTTAGTTGAGGATCGGTTTCTAAAGCATTCATTAAATAACTTTGTTCTTCTTGTGACAAAGCTTCATTCATCACATAGTCGATGTACTCATCTTCCATTTGTTCGTCTGGAAGTTGTGAAGCTTCTACTGCCGCCATTTCTTCTGGCGGTATATTTGG